ACACCCACGGCTCCAACCAGCTCCGCGAGAAAGTAATCAACGTATGTAGCGCATCGCCCGGATGCGTCGTCGGCAAACCTTGTTTTACGCTTGTCCGCGTCGCCCGCGCATACACGTCTTCGGAGTCCGCGGGATTGCCCGGCCGCATCTTCTCTTTCGCGTGTGGATACATCGCCCGCAGCTTCGCCTCGTGAATTTCCAGTTGCAGCTGGATATACGCGCCATCGTTAACCGGATCATCCACATAAATCGGACGATTCACTTCCAACCCGCCGAAGATTGAAATAAATTCTTGACCGTTCGGCACCTTCCGCACCGACGTCACAACAGGTACCTTTACCATCGGCGCTTCGCGGAAATGCTCCTGCCCCAGCTGTGTTCCGCAATTCGGGCAAATCGTTCCTGCAAACATCTGCCCTGGCGGAGTATCCGCTCCGCAATTCGGGCAGCTGAACGCATCCTCGCCAAACTTTTGCTCATGCGCCTCGACTTCCGGCACATCGTGGAATCCCAAGCGCTGCCCGTCGCTGACAAACCGCGTATACGACGCCACTATTCCGTCGCACCACAAATAAAATCCAATGTCTATCAGCAGCTTTTCGACTTTGTTGTTTTCTGTGATTAGGTCCGCAACATCGCTCGCGGCTTTTGCTGTCGCAATGTCCTGCTCTTGTTCTGCGTGCTGCGGGTACCAATGAATCGTCGGGACGTCCTGGCTCACTACTGCCACAAAACTCAAGCCGAAGGCTTGATAGAAATTCGTTACGAACTGGTAGCGGCCGCCTTCCACTGCATCGCGGTCCTCATCGATCGAGAGCCCTGTACCCGCTCCTCCGGCGCCGAACGGCATCCGCCATTCCATATTGTCGGCGTCCCAGCCATACAGGTATTGCAGGTTTTGCCAGAAGAGACGCGCTTGTTTGATCTTCCGAATCTCGTGCCGGCGTCCAACAATTCCTTCCATCCGGAAATCCAGAACCAGCTGCCGCAGCGCCGCCACTACATCCGGAAACTGTTTTTCCAGATTCTCGTTGTTCGGCCCCAGCCCTTGATCTTGCTGTTTGTCCGGGTCGCCATGCTCAATGGGCGCATTCCGCCCGTCATTCAGCTGGAGAGGCTTCGCCTGCTCATCCATCTGCTCGCGTGCTTGCGCCGTAAATGTAAGTGCTGTCGCCAAGTTTTTGCCCTAAAATGCAAAAAGACCGACCGCGCAAGCGGACAGTCTCCGCGCTGAGGTTGGCGCGCGCCCTCGAAAAGCAGCGCCAACCCCGGCGTCATCTCTCCCAAACAAATCTATTCTTGCAGTGCCTTCGCTGCTTCGTTCACCGGCGTCAAGAGTATCGGTTCCACAAAATCTTCTTGTCCTTCCGCTGCTTCCGGTGACTTCCCCTCTTGCAACGGACCGCCTGGCAGAATCACTTCCCCCCTGTCCCCTTCACTCGCAGAGGTCGCAGCAGATTGCGGCACAGATTCCGGCTCTGCGGCCGGCGGAACTACCGCGCCCACTTCCAACACCAAAACGCCCTTTTCCAGGCGAAAATTGTTGTCCGGATCGTTTGCAATTCTCTCTAAAATGTCGTGCTGCTCCGGAAAACTCGGCTGAATCTTCACCGTCACCGCGAGTCCCTTGCCTTCGTTCACAAACTCCGCTGTCCCCGTTACTGTCAGCATCTTTTTCTCCTCTCTCCTCATCTCCACAAACCATTTCGGCAAAATCCTCGGCCAGCTCCACGGCACTCTGCGCCGCCACATCGCCAGTTCCACCACGCCCCACGTAATGCAAAACTTCCCACTCAGCGCATCCGCAACATCCGTCGCATAGCGCGACATTAAAACCGATGCGCCATCGCTCGCTCTTTCTCGCCCTTCTTCCATAATTTCGGGTCTGGCTTTAGCGCCCTCGATCGCTCATCCGCCGTCCGTAAATTCAACTCGCGCAATTCCACCGTGTATCGCACTCCGTTCGCTGTATAGCGAATCTTCATGCTTTCGGCTTTTGTGCCCGTTTAACGTATTCGCAGTTCCCGCAATTGAATCTCTGCGTGCCGTCAAACTGTGGCTCGAATAAGTTGCAGCAACCAAGCTCACTGCTCACGCCAGATGCCACGGATACTTTCACGCAGTCGGCGTCCTTCTTCGCGCCGCTCAGTTCCATGTAGCCGGCTTGCTCCGCCGTCATTCTTTTGTCGCGCCCGCCAAACATCTTTCAGTTTCCTCAGCACATTGCGAATCTCTTCGCATCGGATGTCGTTTCAGACACTTTCGGTCTCAGCATCATCGCCTGCCCGCCGCTCGCGTTCCCAAACTCTCCTCGTTGACCGTTCTTCGGTCACTGCCTGAATCTGGTGCCAGCTTCTCTTTCGCACAGGCTGCACTTTCAATGGCGGCTGATAATGCGGTAACGCCGGCATCCCTGCCTTCACCAACGCCGAATTCACTAACTCTCTATTTTCTTGCTCCAGCTGCTCCACTCGCGAACGTAGCCGCGCGTACTCCTCCTCTAACAGCAGTGAATACCTGCTCCGAAAGAATGCGCGCAGCCAGTTCATGGAAGAGTTTCTGAAAACTTAGAAGTTAGATTGGACTTCTGTGTAGCCCCAAACTTTCGCGTGCCCTGCACCAGCGCCAGGCGTCGCGTTTGCAGTCACAAGCAACGCGCCCAGCCCTGCGCCCTGCGAAACCTTTGTTGGCGAAACTTGGAACTGAGAGCAATCTTGCCCAGCTGTTAAGCTTGTGCAGGCGTTTATGAATGCAGTCGTCGCCGATGCTATGCCCAAGCTATAGCTCGCGGCCGTGGTAATCGTTGTAGTCGTCCGCCAGCTTCCACCCAAGTTCGTAAACGTTTTTGGAACGTTGCACGTACTTGTGGTCGTAGCGCCGCCCGTGTTTAACGTGATTACACCGCAATCCTTTTCCCAATAAACCTGTCCCCCGCCGTTGGCGGCTGCATCGTTGAACGCTTCCTGGATTCCATTGTCGCCGGAAATTACTTGGAACAAGCTTCGTGATGGATTATGCGTGAACGAAAACGTTGCCGTTACGGCAGCGCAAGGCTGCACGAACTGCCCCGTCGGATCGCTTACTGTCGAAATCGCCGTCGGCGTCACGGTTTCCGCCGAACCGCCTTGCGGGTCCACGCTAATCGGTGCAAACGTTCCATTCTGCTGACCGAAGATATTCACCACGCGGCCATCACGCAGTGTCACCAGTGCAGGACAAATCGTGATAGTTTGCGATCCTGTTGCGGAATTTCCCGCCACGATCGAAGCGCCCCAATCCTGATAAGCCGGCGCGAAGAAGTTTCCGCCGACACGCGACTGCAAAGTAGGACCGCTTCCCTGCCCATGTACTTCTTTCTGCACAAACATCAACGGCACCAGCGCCACCAGCAGCGCAAGCGCCAAAACTCCTACCGCCAAAATTCGATTCTTCATCTCTCGCTCCTTTTATTTCGCGGAAATCTTCATGCCCGCCAACATCTCGCGGTCGTACTTCGTTAACTGCAGTTCGTTCAGCTCCCGTCTTTCGCGCTGCCTTCGCATCTGTTCCATATACGAAATCGAATCGTCGCCTTCGGCTTCTTCCACTTCCTTGCGCTTGATTCCATGCTGCTTTTCGCGATGCTCATTCAAATCATCCATCACTTCTTCAATGGAACTTGCCCAAAACTGCTTCCGGCAAATTTCGCATTGAACTGTTGCGCCCGGCATTTCAACTAGTCCCGCGAAACCTCTTCCGCACCACTGCTCCTGTTTTCTTCAATTCGTCAGCCGCATACTTCTGCGCCCAGATCGCCCTGCTCGTCGGATCCATCGGCCGCCCTTGCCGCTCTTCTGCTGCCTTCAACCGCGTCTCCACTCTGTGCTCCACTGGCGGCCGCAGAACCGCACTGCGCATCGCGCTTACGATTCCATACCGCGCTGCGTCCGCCGCATCGTCTCCATCAACCTTGCGAATGTCTTCTTGGTCCGGCGGGTCATCCCGCACCAGCATCGGCAAATTCTCAATCAGCTTTTCGCACCTCTCACTGATCAGCCAGGCATCTCCTTCGAGTAGCGAATAAAGCAGCTGCCAACCGCCGATACGGTCATCATCGGCAGGGCTTGGATGCGGTAAACCGTTAGCGGCGAAAACCTCTCCCAGTTGCTCCGCGATACTTGCCTCAGCAGTTCGGTGGGCAAAGGCATCAGGCGAGAGATAGACTTCCGTGATTCGATCGTTTCCATTTAATTCGCAAATCCGCCTTCCCAGCTGGGGCGGACTCAATCCCTTTTGCAGTGAACCGCTTTCCTTCGTCAGAAACTCGCGATACGTCAGAATCCGCCGGTCCGGCAGCATCGTGTGCCAATACACCGCGCTCGGATGCTCATAACCCCAGTCAATCGATATCCATCGCGGAAACCAGCTTTCCAGCCGATACTCTTGAAACTCTTCGCTCACGCCGCCTTCTTCGCAACGCGATAAATTCCGGTTTGCGCGTCGTACTCCGCCACATGCCGCGTCATCTCAAACACATCGAAATACTGCCCTGCGAAAACATTCCAATCGCCTTCGAGAAACGCTTTACGCAATGGACCTGGTAGCAGCTCCAGTGTCTTCCGATAGTTCGTATCGTTCGCATAGATCGGGTTGTCGCTCAGCTTCGCTGGAATGAAGTCGTAATCTGCCGGATCGTACAGATCCGGCCGCTCCATCCCTGGCGCCGCCTTCTTGTCAATGAACAGCTTCTTAACCCACGCGTGCCCGATGTTTCCAGGATTGCTTCCTCCCGCCATGCACGGAAAACTTCCCGGGATTGCGCATCGGTTTCTGCTCGATAGAAATTGCCACTGCTTCAACGTGAAATGCGTCAGTTCATCAAATCCGATGAACAGAAACTCCGCGCCTTGATACTGGTAAACATCATTCTCATTCCGGCAGTAGCCGAACCGCGTCGTGCTCCCGTTGTGCCACGTCACAACGCGCTTGCTGTCGTTAAAATTCCGGTACGACTTCCGCGGCACGTTCCGCCGGAACTCCTGCAGCAGCGACATCTCCAGCTCCGGATACGTCCGCCTCAGCAGCAGCGTATCCGCGCCGGCAACGCTATTGGCCTGCAGCACTGCTTCCCAAAGCAGCGCTTTCGTCTTTCCAGGTCCAGCAGCTCCGCCAAACAACCGGTTTTTTGCTTTTGAATCGTGAAACTGCTGCTGCCGTTCAAACGGTTTATAGTACTCACTAAGTCGCACGGAGTTTCTTGCCGACAAAGAACGCTGCCGCGCCTCCGATCAATGCGGCCGCAGCCGGCCAGTGATGCAGACTCAACACCACGCCCGCCACTGCGGAAATCACTCCGGCTATCTGCGCAACTTCGCCCGCGAAAATCACTTTTGGATTGTTTGCCACGATTACTTTTCTCCTTCTTCGCTCTATGAAATACTGCCTCACTTCTTACTCGCGCGCTCCGTCACCGCACTGGCAATGTCTACCGTCACCGAAATCGGTTTGTCGCCAAAATCCACCGGCTGCACAGCTTTTCCATCGCGCTTGTCATACAAATACTTCCGCACATCGAACCGTACGCGAATATCGTTCGCTTCACTCAGCAGCCGCCACTGCTGAATCTCATACGAATCCTTCGGTCCCTCCGGACGGTTCAGCGCTTCCAGGATGCGTGCTGCCGCGCCCTTATCCGCAACTTGCGGTAACGCCACGCCTGGCTTCCGCCCCGCCCCTTCTCTTTTTCCCCCGCGTGCCAATGCTCACTCCGATAAATGAATCGGCTGAATTTTCAGCGTCAAACTACGCGAATTCTGATCGTGATGGCCGCTAGCTTCCACCGAAATTGCGTTGCAATAGCCGGTGGCCGGGAATGCTTCAATCTCAGAGATGGCGAACTTTTTCACCGCATCGAGCTGGGAAGTATCGCCATATCCTTTCGCTTCTTGAATGTCCCTAATCACGGCTTCCTTTTTTCCAACGAAAAATAGTCCGAAGCTCATTGTTTTGTTCTCCTTATAGAAAAACGGGCGAATCAATCAAAAAATCAAAAATTTTCAGTCCTTCAGCGCTTTCGCGATCGCTGCACTTGCCGCTTCATCCGAAACCCGTAGATACTCTCCCGTCGAACTCAGCGACTTATGTCCCAGATACTGCCTCACGTTCTCAACTCCCGCTAAATGAATCGTTTGCATCGCAATTGAATGTTTCAGCGCGTGCGGATGTGCCTTATGCTCTGGAATCCCGGCGGCTTCCGCATACTTCCGAACCAATCGCCAAAAGTGCACCCTAGAGATATCGAAGACTGGCCGGCCAGGGATTGATTTCCGGGCGTATTCAATCAGCGCCGACTTCTCGTCCATCAGCGGATCTGCGCTCTCCACTAATGCCTGCGTCGTCTTCAAACTACCCTTCAAACGCTGCACCGTCAGAAATCCATTCCTCACTGCATCTGCCGTAAATCCAACTACT